CGCTAAATGCTGTCTCTGTATATTTGAAATAGTCTCCTATTGCGTATGTAGTTGCGTAGCTCCAAGTTGTCCAGTCTTTAAATATCTTTGATACATCGTATCTCTGACGTATGTATTGACTTATGAACCCTTGTGCAACTGTCTCAGTTTGAAGTCTTAATAAATCATTATTATTTAAGACTGTCTCAAAGTCATCTGCTGTTAAGAGCTTGTCGTAATCATCAATGAACAGGAACATATTTATTTTTCATATAATTATTAATCAATGTATTTTGGTCTATTAATGTGAGTGAATTATCGGCAATCAGAGTTAAACAATAATCGGCGTCATCTCGTGTTGGGTCTAATCCTGTTAGTGCTTTTATTCTTATTCCCATTGTTAACTCGTATTGGTCAAATCCATAAGTGTCGTATGTTGTGTATTGATTAGGATTGCCAACAGGATAGCTAACTTCAAAACCTACTGCCGGAAATTGTGTGCCTGGATAACGAGTGTCAGCCATTTAATTAATTTTGTTACAAATTAACAACGTATAAAGCACAATAAAACAGGTTTTTTGCATTGTACAATAAAAAATTTAAAAAATAATTAATTAATTATGTAAATTTATTATAGTAAATGATTATATTTGCAATAAAAATGAAAGAAATCTGGAAATCATTTATGGTTCCTGTAGTAAAGAAATCAATTCACGCTCCCGGCGCAATGATAATTGCTAAAGAAGATGAACACGTAAATATTATTGTTATGATTTCAACTGAGGGTGAAATATTCAGTCCTTTAGCTTTGACAATCGAACAAGAAGCGTTCTTAAAACAACATTATAAAGATAATTATGAAAAGAAAACCGAATAAATTCTATTTGTTTAGAAAATTTATTACACAAGAAATGAGGGATTATTATAAAAATAATCTTCTTATGACATTAAATCCTAAGGCTACTCACATTATTTCTGTAATGAAAATATATAATAAAAATGAATATTCATCAGATGTAGCTGCAATTATTCCATCTCAACTGAAAACAACATATAAAATTGCTTGTCGTAATATTAATAAAATGATAAAAGAATATGACAATCCAGGAACTCTTTAATAAATACCCATTAAGTGCCACAAAGTTCTCAAAACAGATAGCTATGTGTAAACAACAGTTAAATACTTACATACACGGTAAACCAATATCTAAAAAGAACCTTGAGCGTATTCAAACAGAAATTAATAGAATTGGAAAAGAATTAAGCGAAATAAATTTAACTAAATGAAAGCATATATAATTATTGGCTCATATTTATATGATTCTGGTTATGAAATCATAGGAGTTTTTTTAGACAAAACTAATGCAGAAAATAAAATAAAGAATTTAATTCATAATTGGGATGTCATTTCAATTGAAGAACACGTAATTAATGTTAAATCGGAAATTTACACGCTAAGACAACTATTCTTGAAAGATATTTAGCCTTTTTACTTACAAATTGAAAGTTATGAAAACGATATTTAATATTATAAAACTAATTATTTTTTTAATATACGCTCCATTCTTTAAAATATACACAGAGCTTAGGATTTGGTATTTGCAAAATAGAATTAATAAATCTAATAAACCTGTTTAGGTATATTCCTTCCAACAGTAAAATCTAATCTTTCTGGCCCTCTCTGATACTTTTGAAACTCATTGGCCAATATTGTAACTAAAACATAACGCTTAGTATCTGATAAGTGTCCGGCCACTTCCCATCCATTACTATCTTTAGGTTTTTTCATCTTGCCTTCGGTGTCTTCCTGCACTACGATATAATCATTTATCGAGTTTTTACAATTTTCATCAATAACAATAGACCAGCCTTCGTAATTACTGTCATATATAGCATTAATAAACTCACCAGACAAAGCTACTGATGGATTGCGCTGATTCTTTTTAACACGACATTGGAATCCTTGTGTTTCTATTTCCTGCTGAAGCATAGAAAAATAATTAACTCCTTTTTCAAGTTTTGTATCTTCACGGTCTGAAGTTGCGTCACCTGTTATATAGATTAAATCTTTGTAATCTTTTGAGCGTAACCAGGCGCTAACAGCCCTTGCAACACTTTTTAACTTATTCTCTGGGCTTTTTAAACAAATCTCATGTATCTGCCTTAATTCTTTGCCTTTTATTTGCCAAATAGAGAGCGCAGGGTAAGGATTAACGTTTTCATCAAAGGATATGTATATTGGTTCGTTTAAATCAATTGTACGTTTTGATACGTGCTTAGTTCTGTCAAAGCATTTCCAAAATCTACCGGTTACATCACGATTACCCCACTCTCCAAGAGTGAATATGTTATAATAATATGGATTTGTGTGTTTTAGACCTTCCAAGAGCGCAATGCGGTCACCGGTGCAATATGGATTATCTTTGTAGGTCGAATGGATTGAACTATAATTGCTTTCTATGTACTTATTATCAGGTAAATCTATTTTTACTTTATCGCTAAAGTTTTTTTCAACTCGGTTTTTAAAGAATCTTTGATACAGCCAGAAGTCTTCAAAGTTTTCATCACATTCAGGGTTGAATGAGAATAACTCTTGCAGATAATCAGCATTTGAACTTCTTATAGAAGTTGTTACTGTTATAAAATCATCTTCGGTTATTTGATTACCCTCTTCATACCATGCACCTGTCGGATCCTGAACTGATTTTATTGATTCTGGCTTATCTAATCCTCGACAAAGAAACTTGTTTCCATTTATACAGTTTATTTCAAGTGGTGCAACTTTGAACTCAAATAGTTCGCCAAGTCCCAAGTTATAAATATCGTCTTTTAATCCCTGGTATTGACTATCTTTTATTGTTCCAAATACTTTACGGATTAGAATATATCGAAAATACTTTTCATTTAAACAACGGATTATTAACTTACGTCTGGCTGCGACTGATTTACCAGCATCACGACCACCCCAAAGAAATATATAACGGGATTTATCATTGTAGAGATTAACGAATGGAATATTAACGAGTTTTTTGAAAGCTGGAAATGTAACTACCGTTTCCATTAATCATTTTCTATCTTGACTATTATAGTCTTTCCATCTTTACCTGTCAATTCCTTACGAGCAAGTTTAGGAATAACATATTCGCTCAAATCATTTATAATAGAAATAGCCTGAGCTGGATTAGTCATTGCTACTCTTTCAAGCCATTCTGTTAAATTGTCAAGATTATTTTCAATAAGCATCTGATAGGCTTGCTTTATACCTTCTGTGGTTTTATTTTCTGTTCCCTTTTCTTTGCCACCTATCTTTTTATGTCCTTTTTGAAAAGGCATACTAAATTATACTATTTTTGTATTAATTGCTATTAAAATTATAAAACTCGTGTCTCTGGTTCAATTTAGGGATAGTAAAATTAATACTCTCTATTTCGCTCTTGGTGATTTGCTTTCTTACCATTTCACGAATAAAGAATGTTTTCTTTACTACGATATTTGAGTTTTGAGACATTATTTGTCATAAATCTTTGTTAATTAGTTGCAAAGTTAATTAATTTTTTGTAAATAGCAAATTTTATTTATTAATAAAGCGTTTTCTGCATTAAAAAAGGTTTAATTCTTCTTTCTGCTATTTCGCAATATTCTTTATTAAGCTCTGATCCTATATAATTACGTTTATATTCTATTGCAGCCTGAATAGTCGACCCATGTCCAATGAAAGGATCATAAATCAAATCGTTTTCTTGTGAATGTAAGAATAAGAATAATTTTGCTAATTCAACTGGCTTTTCTGTTGGATGTTGGTCAGCTTGAGGTATTCATCACGTAAAGGAATTAATAAGCCCTCTGTATCTTCAACTCCATTTACGGTTGCATCTTCCCAATATCTTGCACCACATTTTACTTTTAAGTGAGTGAAATTCACTTCTTTTTTAATGTACGTTTTATACCAATCATATTGCTTTAAAATTGGATCTATGAGTCTTTTTATTGCCTTATTTTCACTTAAAGTGCAGCTATTCCCGTTTTAGTTAACACGATCTT